GGACGTGGTAGACACCACCCCGCTTGTCGTCATCGTGGAGTACGGTGCGGGCGGACAGGTCGGCATCGACTGCGTACTGCAGGACACTGCCGAGCAGCTGCGTGATCAGATCGCCGAGCAGGTTAATGCTGCCTGTTACGAGCTGCGTAGCGGCACCCGCGCATAAATGACGGGTACTGAGCTAAAAACTAGGCGGATTGCGCTTGACCTTACGCAAGCGCAAATGGCGCGGGTACTCAAAACGCCACTCCGCACGTATACTGGCTGGGAGGCTTGCGAGTCGCAGCCGCCGGGGGTAGCTGAAGCCGCGATGGATATGTTTGAAGAACTGACTCCGATTCGGATGCAGCGAGTAATCAGCAATGTGACAGCCCGCATAGACGCCGACTGGCCGAACGGCACACCAGTGAGCGTCCAGAATGGCTAAAGCCCCCGAGCCCTTCCACCTGAAGTACAACCCCGGCCCCGTCACGATGGAGTTCCTGAAGGACCGGGAAAGCCGCGTCGAGCTGCTGATCGGACCTTTTGGCACTGGGAAGACCACGGCCGCAGCATATAAGCTGCTGATGCTCAGTAGTAGGTGGATCAAACCGGACAAGAACGGCAAGCGCCGGTCCAGATACGCCGTCATCCGTAACACCTACAGCCAGCTGAAAGATTCCACCATTAAGGCATACCTCGACTGGTTTCCGCCAGGGGAGTTCGGCGGCAGCTACCACCAGACCGACAAGAACGCCAAGTACCGGATCGAGGACCGGGAAATCGAAATCTGTTTCCGCGCCTTGGATGACGAAAACGATGTCCGCAACTTACTCGGCAACGAGTTTTCGGGCGGTCATGTAGACGAAGCGAAAGAGATTCCCAAGGTCATTGTCACGGGGCTCATGGGGCGGTTTCGGTACCCCGCTAAGAAGGACTACGTAGACGAATGCGACCCCTTCACCACTCGGCCGCAATTGTTGCTAACCACCAACTACCCGAACCGAGACCACTGGCTGTATAAGGACTTTGTGGCAACTCCCAAGCTGGGCTATCAGATATATGAGCAGGGCCAGGAAGAGAACAAACACAACCTGCCGGATAATTACTATGAAAATATGGCGCTCGACTTCGAGGACCGCCCCGACATGCTCAAAACGCTGGTCCTCGGGCAATGGGGCATGACCTACAAAGGCAAGCTGGTATTTCCGGAATGGAACAATAAGACCTTTGTTTCACCACGAGCTCTGATCGCCGACTCCGGCAAGATCATTCACCGCGGCTGGGATAATACCGGCCTGCATCCCGCCTGCACGATTTCCCAGTTGAATGCCAACATGCAATGGTGCCTGCTGAAAGAATTTTGGCACGAAGACATCGGCATTACCGACTTTACCGAGTGGGTCCATCTCTGGTGTAAAGACAACCTGCACGGTGCTAAATTCCGCAACCAGCTTGACCCGGCCTGCCGTAACCGCGGCAATGACCCCACCAAAGGCAGCGCCCTCGACTGGATGATCAAGTATTTCAACGGGGTCGGGGCGCCGTTCGACTACGAGTTCGGCATCCAGACCCCGTTAGTTCGGCGGGAGGCAGTTGCCAGCCGCCTGGTTGTCAAGAATAACCAGCCCCTCATGCTGGTTGACCCCAGCTGCCAGTTGATTATTGATGGTTTCGACGGCGGCTATCACCGCAAGGAAATTGGCAACAGTGGGGTATACAAAACCGAGCCACACAAAGACAAATTCGCTGATATTTCAGACAGTTATCAATATACCGCTACGGTTTTGTTTACCACCAAAGAAGAAAAAAAGCCCGTACAATCCGTCACGCAGATGATGGCCGCGGGACCAATCAGGGGGGATTTCTGATGCAGCCGCCTACCACCGTCAACCCACACCGGACCGCCGCCGACATCCTGCGGGTAGCAGACAACTGGCGACCAACCCGCGATTTTGTTTTCGTACGGGAGCTACCCGTCGAACAGACGGGGCTTATCATCCCACCCATCGACCCGAATCGGTCTTCCGACTTGTCGCCAATCCTAACAGGCATTGTGGAAGCGGTCGGCCCGAAAGTTACTGAGCTGCAGCCGGGCGACTTCGTTTACTACGAGATTCACGCCGGCGAGTTCCGGATACCGGGTGACGACATGGTGCGGATCATATACGAGCATGATATACTGGGGGTAAGCGATGCAGCTGCCACGTAGCCGGTTTGCCGACAGCAACACCGTCTGGCGACAGTTTTTCCACCTGCTATCCGAAGTGTGGGAAGTCTTTATTGCCCTGCTGTCCGGCAATCAGATCCACGCGCTAACTGAAATGGTGGACGTGCAGATTTCCATGGAAACGCTGAAGTACATTCACTGTGAAAAATATAATCTTGACATGGAGGCCGCGTTGCAGTATGTCATTTTGCGAGGCCGTCGCAGGGGGTACTGGCCGTGAGTGGCAAACTCTGCATCAACTGCCGCGAAGAACCCGCTGTCGGTTCATACTGCGAAGAATGTGGACGGATGTTTAAAAATCTTGGCAAGCAGCCGACTCGACGGGTGTACTACCCGGACAGACCGATACGGAGGAAATGATGACAAGACTACTGACTGGACTGGTGTGCTTACTGCTTGGGATTCAGGCGTTGGCGGCTTCACCCCCGGTTGGCGGATCGACAACCACCCCGGCGGCTATGGTATCCGCTCACGATGCCAACCCGTCGGCGCACAACACTCGGTTTAGCAATCAATCTACTGCGTTCCAGGCAAAACTAGCCCGGTTTGCCGGTATCGGCGGAGGCGGTGGGTCCCCCCAAGTTAACAGCGACTGGAACGCCTCCAGCGGGGTAGCGCTGATTCTGAATAAACCGGCCCTGTTTCCCGGTGCCTATTCGGATCTGACCGGCAAGCCGAGCACCTTTCCCCCGTCCGCCCACAATCAGGATATCAGTACGATCAACGGCCTACAAGGTATCCTCGATAAAACGTCAGCTGTCGTTAATCTCGGTACGGGCTCAATCCCAACCAGTACAGCAACTCCTGCTTTCGGTTTTTATGCCCAAGGCAATCTCACTCTTTCCGGCGGCTGGACTTCCGCTTACAGCTACACCGGGGCGACGAGCAATCAGGTTGTATACACCAGCGCGGCTGGGGAAACCATCACCCGTACCGCAACGGCTACAGATTTTTACCTTCGCGCTGCCCCTGTAGCGGACGATACGAGACTTGAGGTCAGCGTAGATGGTGCGGTGACCGGTCAAATCAATCTGAAAGGTATGGTAAATCCGAATCCAGCAGGGACGGCGCAGGAAAAAGTAACTATCTACCCGATTGCCACCTTCCTGCCCAGCGGTTCCCATACCATTATTCTCCGCACCCTTGACGCCAGTCCCTACTACATTGATGCGATAGAAACCAAAACGACCGGCCTCGCACCGATCGATAGCACAAAGATGTTGAACATCGGCGACTCCATTACCGTAACCGGAGCAACTGCCGGGACCGGCTGGTGTTCACTGCTGGCAAGCAACCGCAGTCTGACGCAGGTAAATATCGGTGAAGGTTCGGCAATGGTGGATCAGGTCATCTCCCACTTCTGGGACTCCATGAAAACCTATTCCGCCATCCCCGCGCTGGTCACTATCCTGGCTGGGACGAATGACACCAATTACGAACAGACTGATTATAATGTGTTTTACCAGCGGCTCACGGATGCCGTAAAGATAATCCGGTCGGTCAATCCGAACGTGGAAATCATCATAGGGCAGCCACCTTACTACTCAATAGCGAGCAAGGATTACCAGTCCGAGAAGTTCTCCGAAGTAGTCGGCAAGGTTGCTGTTGATAGTGCTATAAAACTGGCAAGGACGCATGAGGTTTATCATGACGCTTCGTACACATCCGATGGCATCCACCCGAATACTTCGGGGAACCAGAAGCTCTTTGAAGCTTTCAGGGATGCGAAAGCGGTCGGCAACGTTGCCGTCTGGACCGGCAAAAGCATAGAGGGTGCTTCGGATCGGCTTATCAACCCGGCTGGCGCGGCTCCCGAACTGGTCACGCAAAGCCTGATCAGTCTGCGGGCTCCGACTCCGATCCTGACCCCGACAACGGGCGGCTCGCTGGCGAACGGCACATACTGCTACCTGCTGTCCACGTTCGACAATGCCCTGAACGAATCGGGCCGTTCGCCGGAAACCTGCCTGACCCTCAGCGGGGGGAACAACGCCGTGATTGTCTCACATCCTATCGTGCCCTACGCCTATAAATACCGCGTTTATGGCCGCGCCAGTGGAGCGCAGAACCAGTATTGGGAATCCACGGCGATCAATCCCATAACCGATACCGGATCATCCGGCACGGCAGGGACGGCCTACTATGCCAGCCAATCGCCCAACAGCTGGATGCAGTGGACCCCGAAAAAACCGGGCATTCTGAATGCCGCCTATCTTGGCCTCGGCACGACCACTCCCCAATATGCTATCGATATCTACGGTGACGGCAGCAGCAACTACACCACGTACGGACAAACTTTTGCAGCCAGGACCAATTACACTACGGCTTTCGGCGGGATGCGGTTCCTTTCCCTGCATAACAATGCCAACGGGGCCTTGCCTCTCTCTGGGGATTTGCTGGGCAGATTCATGGCCGGAACGAGCGGTACAAATCTCGGACTCAATACGGAACTTGTCACGGGTGAATGGGTGGTCAAGGCTGCTGAGAATTTCACAGCGACTTCAATGCCGACCGAAATGTATTTTTCCAGTACTCCGTCAGGCAGCACAACCCGAGCTCCCCGGCTGTACATCAGGAAGGATGGAACTGTTGAGATTGCTTCCGGCGGCGTTTTGAGGTTTGGTGATGGGTCTATCCAAAGCACGGCCTCAACCCAGTTCAATATTGGTCAGACCCGGAATTTAACCGGATCGGATTATATCCATAGCAATGACTCACTGGTAACTCTTGGCACTGGAGCAAGTCCGGCCTTGTCCTCGACACAAACGTATTTGCCGAAACAGGCAGTGATCCTGAGAAACGACACTGTCGGGAGCATCAATCTGCTCAATGACGGGACCACTATAAACGGGTCATCAGCTAATTACCCTATTGGTGCGGGTGATGCTGTTTTATTGACCAATGACGGAACGAATAACACTTGGCTTGCAATCAGGATGATTGGTACGGCAGGGAGTAACGTGTCGGTCATCAACGATTTGACTACAGGCGGGACCACTGCAGCTCTATCTGCGGAGATGGGCAAGACGCTGGCGACACGTAATCCGGTTTTGACCACAGATCAGATTCCATATTCGACCGGTGCTGCAATAACAGGTACGACCGGTTTCACTTACAAGGCATCTGAAAGCAAACTCACTGTTGGCACCTACACTTCGGGAATTACAGCAGGGATACATGTTAAGGGTTCCGGTACGGCTGTGGCTTCTACCAGGATTGAAAACACTGCGGCTTATGGTTCGTCAAGCGGTGGAGTTACAACGATGATGGCTAATACCGGGTCAAGCGCCATATCCGGAGCGGACACGCGGCTTGGTGCGGTCAATCTGGGTGGGGCTTACGATTCTTCCGGCAGCTCTTCCAATGCGGTGATGTTGGAAGGATGGTCGGAGGGGGCATGGTCGAGTACAACGGTTAAGCCAGCTTATTTTACGGTGAAAACCTCTCCGACATCTGGGGCATCGGTTGAAAGGCTGAGAATAACCGGTAATGGCGACCACCAAATCAACGGTCATATTTCCTATGCATCTAATAGTTCGTGCACTGCATCAGTAGCCCCCTATTCATGCTGTACCGGTAGTGGAACTGGCACATGCCAGGCTGTACCGACTCTCACATCTTGCGGTACATCCCCAACAGTGGTAGGCAACAACAACCGCGGCAAGGTAGTCATCGGTGCAACCGGTACGGCTTGTACAGTGACCTTTGCCGCTTCGCCAGCCTATTCCTCCGCACCTTCATGTTGGGTGCAGGGTTCCCCCATGCCAACTGCCATAGCGACTACAACATCAGTGCTGACCATCACCGGATCACCGGGGACGTATATGTACGGATGTGACGATTACTAAATTAAACTTGACAAACGTACAGCATAAGTAGTACCCCATACAACATATAGGTTTGCCGCAACGGGCGGCGAGCTTCCAAGCCGGGAGATGTCAAACAGGAGACGCCCGCACCATGGCTAAAAAAAGCAGCGAAGATAAGATTGCCGATTTCTTATCCAGCGTTAAGAAAAAACTGAAACGCGACATTGCTTTCGACGACCACAGCCGCAAGGAGGCCGTGGAATGTCTGCAAATGCTCAATGGTGATAACCACTGGGACCCCAAGGAAGTATCCCGCCGCAAACTGAAGGGTCGGCCATGCCTGACCGTCAACCTGTTCCCCTCTTTTGTCAATCAGCTCGTCGGTGAAATGCTGCATAATCGCGCCCGCGCCAAAGTGAAGCCCGGCGATCACAAGTCGTCATCGCACCTTGCCAAGATCCGCTCGGGCATCATCGCCAACGCCGAATACCGGTCCAACGGCGAAGATGTCTACATGAACGCCGGCAAGACTCAGGTAGCATGTGGCTATGGAGCATGGCGAATCAATACCCGGTACTGCGAAGAAAACCCCTTCATTCAGGAATTTTACCTTGAAGCGGTCCTCAATCCGTTTACCGTCTACCTGGATTCAACCCGCAAGGACGAAGCCGGAGCGGATGCCAAGCACGGCTTTATCATTACCAAAATCAGCAAGGAAGAATTTGAAGAAGAATGGCCGGATGCCGAGAACCCGAATGATGTAATGAAAACCGGCGCAGGGTTGAAAGACGAGCTGTTCTTTGACAAGGATTTCATTACGGTCTGCGAGTATTTCGTCATCAAGCCGAAAAAAGTCATGATGTGCATGATGGACGATGGTTCGGTTATCACCCGCGAGGAAGCCGACAAGCGGATTGCCGAACATCAGGAATCGGTTGCAAAGGAGTCGAGTGCTACGCCCGCCGCCCCTCCCGGCACGCCGCCCGCTCCTTCTTTGCAACCGGTATTACCCGCCGCCCCGCTCGGCCCGCAGATTCTCAGGGAGCGGGAAACACAGCTGCGGCAAGTCAAGCATTACACCCTGACCGCCACGCAGATCCTCGGCCCGCCAAAAAGCCGCGAGATGTCCGACGAAGAGCACAAAACCAAGCTGCTGGACGGCGAGGACTTCCCCGGCGAGTATATCCCACTTATCCTGGTACACGGCATCACGATGAACGTGCAGGGCAAGACGCACATCAAGGGTCTTATCCGCGATGCCCGCGATGCCGCCAAAATGGTCAACTATAGCGAGACTGCATTGGCCGAAGCGATAGGTGCAGCGCCCAAAGCGCCCTTCATGGCGACCCCCAAACAGATCGAGGGTTTTGAGGAGGACTACAAGAACGCCAACGTCGAGAACAACCCGTACATGCTCTACAACATGGACGAGTTGAACGGCGTACCAGCACCACCCCCGATGCGCCAGCGTCCCGCCGATCCGCCGGTCGCCTTGCTTACCCAGGCGAGCCGGTCGGTGGACAACCTGAAACGGGTTATAGGCATGTTTGGTGCCGACGTGGGGGAAGTCGGACCGGAACGCACCGGCGCAGCAGTGTGGGCCAAGCAGAAACCGGGGGACATCAGCACCTACATCTACCCGTACAAGCTGAACAGGGGCATTGAGCATTCCGCCAAGATCATGAACAGTATGATCGGACAGGTCTACGATACCGAGCGCGACGTGCGGCTGCGGAACATCGACGATACCGAGTCTGTCATGCCGGTCAACACCACCGTCGAGCGGGCTTTGCAGCGTATTCAGTCGGCACCCCAACTGTACAAAGGCGTGAACTCGACCCGCTTGGTGGAGGCGTACCAGCGGGGTGACGACCAGGCCAAGTTCAACGACATCACCATTGGCAAGTATGAGGTTGTGGTATCCGTCGGGCCATCCTACGCTACCGCCCGCCAGGAATCATCCGCCCAGCTGATGAGCCTAGTCAATTCCGTTCCGGCCATCGGCAAGGTGGGGGCCGACATTATCGTAGAGGGTATCGACGGTGTGCAGTCCGAACGGCTGGCGGCTCGTCTGCGGAAAACCCTGCCGCCGGGGCTGGTCGAACCGCGGGAAGGTGAAAAACCGTTCCGCCCACCCATGCCGCCACAGATGCAGCTTACCATCCAGAAGAGCAAGACCGAGGAAATTAAGCAAAAGAAAGAATTGCTAAAAACTCAGGTCGAAATGGTTAAGCTATACAAAGAAACGAAAGAAAGTGAAACGGCGATCAGACAGGAAGTGCTCGGGATACTCGCCGAGCTGCATCAGCCGCCGACCGCTGGACCGCCTATGGGCGAAGGAGGGATAGAATGAGTGTAGTCAAGAAGCGGAAGACGACTAAGAAAAGCAATTTGGTACCACAGCCTTGCTACTCGGAAAAGCGGTCGGTTCGCATCACCGAAGCTGACAACGGTTTTTCGGTAAGCACCTACGGACCACAAGGCGAAAAGATCATGGTCGCCAAGAACGAAGCAGAGGCAATGCGCCACTGCAAAACCCTGCTTGGGGGCAAAAAATGAGCGTATCCGAGCGCATCAAGAAGCTGGTCGCCAAGGTGAAACCCACCCCCAAGTCGCTCGGTTCGGGAATGGCTGCCAAGGCTGCATCGGCGGCTACAGACCGCAACAAGCAGATCGCTGAAGCTGCCGCCGACCCGCCCTCATACAAGAAGGGCGGCAAAGTGAAGAAAACCGGTCTGGCGCTCGTCCACAAGGGCGAAAAAGTGCTGACCAAAAAACAGCAGAAACCCGGCAAGTCCGGTAAGAAATATCTTGCATAACCCGGTGTCGGGGTCAACGGACAAATACGACTGGTGCCGAGTCTGACGGGCAAGTAGTACAAAGGAGAGGAAGCCCATGCTGAGACGATTGCTGGTAAAAGTGCTGAGAGATGCCGACGGTGTACCCGGTGGAACGCCCCCCGCAGACGGTGGAACGCCACCCGCAGACGGTGGAACGCCACCCGCAGACGGTGGAACGCCACCCGCAGACGGTGGAACGCCACCCGCACCCGACGACAACGAGCCCAAGGTCGTGCCCCTGAAAGCCTTGACGGAGACTCAGCGCAAGTTGAGTGAAGCCAAGGAAGAGTTGGCCTACCTGCGGGGAATGCAGGCCGCAACACCGCCCGCACCCGCCGCACCGGCGCCGAAACCTACAGCGCCAGTCGAACCCGTAGAACCGAACATTGACGATTTCGGCGATGATTTTGCGGCGTTTCAGGCCGCAGACCGGCAGTACATCATCGACAGGGCTGAGTTCAACGCCCTGCGGAAGTTCGAGCAGCAGCAGTCAAGCCGCACTCAGCAGGATGTCATTCAGTCGCAGATAAAGGAGTTCAACAAGCGGCTGGAAAAAGCCGCCGAGCTGGACCCCGAGTTGAAGGACATCGCCATGACCTTCCATCTGCCGGGTCCGAACCACATACCTCTTACCCCCCTGATGCAGGACGCTATCAGGGAGTCGGACGTAGGGCCGCAACTACTGCGGCATTTCGCCAACAACAAAGCGGAAGTGGCCCAGCTGGCAGGACTCAACCCGACCGATGCTCTCAGACGAATTGGCCGGATCGAGGCAACGATTGTAAACAAACAACCCACACCCGTAAAGCATGTGACCTCCGCACCCGAGCCGGTCAAACCGGTCGGATCAGGCGCACCGCCGGACATAGACGAAGATAAAATGCCGATGTCCGACTACCTGGCACGGGAACGACAGAAAAAGGATGCTTTGCGGCAAAAATCGCAAAGGAGATAAAATAAGATGAGCACTTTTTTAACAGACCTCAAGATCACCCGCAAGGCGCTCGCTATCCTGCATAACAAGCCCGCGTTTCTCGGCACGATCAACCGGCAGTACGACGATAACTTTGCTCAGTCCGGCGCCAAGATCGGTCAGCAGCTTCGTATCAGACTGCCAAACCAGTATCAGGCACGCCGCGGCCTGACCGCTTCGCCGCAGAGCACCAACGAGCAGTCCGAAACGCTGGTTGTCAGTACCGTGTGCGGTGCCGACCTGGACATCAATTCGGTTGACCTCACCATGAGCATCGACGACTTCGGGGACCGCTTTCTCGATCCCTGCATGGCGCAGATTACCGCCAGTATCGAATCTGAGGTACTGTTCCGCCTGATGCCGGACGTGTATCAGTTCGTCGGTACGCCGGGCACCACCCCCGCTACCATTCTGCCATTCCTGAATGCCAAGACGCTGCTGAATCAGTCTCTTGCTCCCAAGGGGGTGGACCGCTTCGTACAGCTCGACTCTGTGAGTTCCGCCGGTCTGGTCAACGGTCTGCAGAACAACTTCAACCCGACTAAGAGTATCGCCGCTCAGTATCTTGAGGGGGAGATGGGCCACCTGTCCGGTTTCGACTTCCTCGAAAACGAACTGGTGCCGACCCACACCAACGGCACCATGGCGGGTTCAGCCAATGTGGTCGTCAACGGGGCAAACATCACCGGTACATCCATCGCAACAAGTGGTTGGACCCCAGGCGCGACAGTTACGGTAGGGTCGGTCTTCACCATGGCTGGCTGCAACAAAGTCCACCCCGAGGCCAAGACCAACTACGGCTCGCTCCAGCAGTTCGTCGTAGCGCCGACCGGCACCGCCACCGCACCGGGCGCGGGCTTCACCCCTGCGGTGTTCAACAATGGCGTACTGGTATCGCAGGGCTTTTTTACTGCTGATGCCAACGGTCTGATCACTCTCGGCGTAAACCCCGGCATCGTTACTTCCGGCGCTTACCAGAACGTATCCGCCAGCCCGACAGCCGGTGGGGCCGTCACTTTCGCCACTG